CACCACCGAGAGACGGCCGCAGCACCACGCCGACGCCCCACCATGGGCGAGCCAGAGACCGGACCCTCTGGCCAGGTCTGAACGGGTGGTAGCCGAGCGGGATCTGAAACATCAGACAGCAGCCGACCGCACGCGGCGCATGGCCTCCGTGGTCGTGCAGGCTGCCTGCGCTTCCTCGAGCCGCACCGCGCGCACCGCGCGAGCGCTCCACCGGCGCAGCATGTCTCCGCGGCATTCGTGGCGCGTGACTGGCGCGTCGCTGCGGGACTGGAGGCGGGCAATGTTTGCGGTTGATGTCGAGAAAGCGAAGAACATGTCCTCTCCTGCCCGGCTTGACCCCCGGGCTGGGCTTGGGGGTTGGTGGTGGGGCTACTCGGCGGCGTCGCGCAGAGCCTGCTCCACGTCTTCCCAGCAGAAGCCATCCCAGTGACCGAGGGCTTCGGTGTTGACCATGTCGTCCACGTCGAAGGTGATGCCGGCTTGGTCGCACATGGCGCGGTGCTCGGCTACGGTGTCGGCTGCGGTGGCTTGGAGGGTAGCGGTGGTCATGTCGGCTCCGTTCGGTGTTCCTTGGGACACCTTCAATATACCCGTGCAGTGGAACATAGGCAAGCTCTCGGCCCAAAAAAGATACCAATACGGTGATATTTCTCTCCCTGTCCCAACTCTGGAACACGTCCACAAATTCGGACACCCGGTTGACACCTTGTCACCGCTCCGCTACCCTCCGTGACAGACGTGCAGCGATCTGGAGTTCGCGATCCCCTTCTCCGACGCCTCCCCCCGACGCTACGACCGTGCAGGCCCGCTCCGGTCGCCGTTCGTGCGTTCGGACGGCTCCGTGCTTGCCGAGTGCATCGCGACCCGCGAGGGGATCCTCGAGTACCCCCAGCCCGACGGCACCATCCGCCGCGAGCTGGTGACCCGCGCCGCAGTGCTGGACACTGCCCGCACCCTGCCCCGCTCGCCGATGACCCTGCACCACCCCAAGACGGGGTTCGTCACCACCGACAGCGTGAAGGACGACGGGACAGGCGACGTGGACGGGGACGCCACCGTCGAGGAGGACGCTCAGGGCTCCTTCGTGCGGGTCAAGGTCGCCCTGCGCCGGCAAGACGCCATCGACGCCTTCAACGAGGGCGTCAAGGAAGTCTCCTGCGGCTACGCCGTGGCCCTGGACGACACGCCAGGCGAGCACCCGATCTTCGGCCGCTACGACGCCCGACAGGTCGGCCGCGACTGCAACCACCTCGCCCAGGTCCCAGAGGGCCGGGCGGGTTCCACCGTTTCCCTCCGAACTGACTCCGCGGACGCCGCGGGTCGGTACGCCACCACGCCACCCCCCCCACGGGAGAAGCACATGAACCCGACCCTCGCGGCCCTCCTGACCGCGCTTGGTGTCGAGCGCCTGGACAACGAGGGAACGGCCCTCCAGTCCGGCATCGCCGCCGTGAAGACCCTCCGCAACGACGCCGACGAGAAGGCCACCGCCGAAGCCGAAGCCGACAAGGCCAAGACGGACGCCGAGGCCATGACCGAAGAACTCGAGAAGGCCAAGACCGACCGCGACGCCTGCCAGGCCAAGCTCGACAAGCTCCAGGGCGAGTTCGATGCCCTCCAGGCCAAGTTCACCAAGGCCGAGAAGGCCGACAAGGACCGCAAGGACGCGGCCGAGTTGGCGGACCTCCAGAAGCTGGCCGACAAGGTCAACGTCAAGCACGACGCCCTCGACCTGCCCGCCCTGCGCCTCGCCATCGCCAAGACCCGCGTGGACAGTGTCACCGACGAGTCCAGCGCTGGCTACGTGGACGGCATCCTCGACTCCATCCGCAAGGACTCCGGCAAGCGGGACCCCCGCTACGACGGGCTCCGCAACGACGACCCCAACCGCATCGACGGCGCCACCACGCCCGCCGACGATCCCTGGCTCGCCAACAACCGCGCCTCCAAGGAGGGCTGATCCATGTCCCCGGCTTCCACCTTCTTCCAGCGCGCCGACGACGCCCGCGCCCGTCAGCCCATCGGGTTCATCGGCGACTTCACGCGGAACCTGGACTACAAGTCCATCTCCGTGATGAACTCCAACCCCCAGGCCGCGCAGGTCACCACCATCTCGGTCCCCGCCGCGCCCGACAACAGCACCACCTACAAGGTGGTCATCGACGGCGCCTCCTGCGAGTTCACCACCGACGCCAGCGCGACCCAGGCCGAGCTCGGCGCGGGCCTCGAGGCCGCCATCAACGACAAGGCCGCCGCCTATCGGCTGTGCGCCGCGTCCTACGCGGGCGGCACCATCACGCTGACCGGCGTGTGGCCGGGCGTCAGCTGGACCACCACGGTCAACGCCTCCGAGACCACCCAGGACCTCGGCACCCCGACCAACACCACCACTGCCGCCAGCGCGGACACGGTGAGCTTCGGGCGGGCGATGGTCCTCTCGGGCTACGTCACCGACGAGGGCACCCCCAAGGGCTACGTGCCGGTGAGCACCGACTTCACGGCCCAGGTCGTGACCTTCACCTACGGTAGCGTGGGCGCGGGCGACGAGGTCTTCCTGGAGATCAGGTTCCAGGGCAAGCGCTTCGCCGAGAGCGTCACCTACGCCACCAGCCAGACCCTCACCCTCGCGGCGTTGGTCACGGCCATGGACGTCATCCTGGACGCCGCCTTCGGTGCCGCGCTGTCCATCGCGCTCGCCTCGGACGCCACCACCATCACCCTGACCTCCGACGTGGCGGGCTCCGAATTCCGCGGCGTCTCCAGCGTCAGCGGCGCTGGCACCGTCGCCAAGGCCAACACCACGGGCCCGAGCACCGACACCAGCCTGCTCCGCGCCATGGCCGGCGTCAGCGTGCGCCGCCTGGACGTCGAGAACGCCACCATCGACGGCGACGACCCGGTCTACGCCGCCAACCAGGGCGTGGAGGTCGCGGTCCGCGGGCATGGCATCGTGCAGCGCGACACCACCGAGACCTGGGCCTACGGCGACGAGGTCTACGTGGACCTCAACACGTCCACCAAGGGCCGCTTCTACAACGCCGCCGCAGCTGGCCGGGTCTGGATCGGGTCGTACAAGGCCAAGATCCAGCGCCAGGAGTACAGCACCACCACCGATGGCGTCGGCGTCATCAACCTCGACATGGGAGCCTGAGACCATGAACGCCCACTTCCTCCTCCTCAACGGGTCCCACGTCGAGCGTATGCAGTCCTACGGGGATATCTCGCGCGGCATCGCCGAGATCGCCGCAGGCTGCACCCCGCGCGCCGACTCCACCGGTCAGACCTTCTGGCCGACCGTCGAGCGCGGCATGGCCATCATGGAGCGCCGTGCTGACAGCTACGCGGCGCAGCTGAACGCCGACCTGCGACTCGACGGCTACGATCCGGGCCTGGGCATGTTCCAGCCCCGCGACCTGACGCAGAAGATGCGCAAGGTCATGGCCGAGCGCACCGCGCCGCTGAACGCCACCAAGGCCTTCTCGATCAACACCGAGGTCTCCCCCGGCATGCTCAACTACGAGCAGCGACGGACCTACGCGACCGGCGAGGCCGTGGTCTACCGCGGCGGCTCCGGGTCCAACATCCCCGCTGTCGGCATCGGCGCCGCGCACTTCTCCGCACCCGTGGTCTACCTGGCTTCGATGTACGAGATGGACTGGCTCGAGGGCCTGCGCGGCAACCTGACCGGCCTGGACACCGGCACCGCCAAGATGCGCGCCGCTCGTCTGGTCATCGACCAGATGATCAACCGCTGGACCTTCCAGGGCGCGAGCGACTACAACATCTACGGCTTGCTGAACCACCCCTACATGGACACCGCGCTGTCCGACGTGGACTGGATCGCCGCCACCTCCGCCGACGATATCGTCGAGGACTTCGGGCAGTGGGCCAACTACGCCGAGAACGAGAGCGGCGGTGTGTTCCAGCCTGACACCCTGCTGATCAGCACCAAGCTGTTCAACAAGTTCTCGAACCGGCGCTACGGCGACAACGCCGACAAGAGCATGATGGACTGGATGCTCTCGGCCAACAAGCACATCAAGAACGTGCTGCCCATCCGCGAGCTCAACGACGCCGGAGGGACCAACATCCACGCCATGGCCTTCACCCGCAAGGGCTCCGGCGCGGGCGACACCTCCGCCGAGATGATCGTGGCCATGACCCCCACCCCGCTCCCCCCCGAGCGGACGGCCATGTCCAGCAAGATGTTCATCGTGGCCGGTTTCGGCGGGCTCAACCAGCGCGAGGTCGGTGACAACCTCCTCGTCTACGTCCAGAGCGAGGCCTGATCATGCCCACCAAGCGTACCTTCGTCCGCAACACTTCCACGAACCGCGTCATCCTGGGCGGCGGGAAGGGCGTGCCCATGCTCACCCTCGGCGGCCAGGCTGACAAGGACGTGGACAAGGCTCCCAACATCGGCCAGCAGGTCGAGGGCCCGCGGGTCGCCCGCTACCGCAAGGGTGGCATGGGCGCGCTCGCCGAGCGTCTCGGGCTGCAGATCGGCTAATGGCCGACGCGACCGCCATCGACGCGGTCCTGCCCGTCTTTCGGATCGTCGCTCCGGAGTTCGCCTCTACGAGCGACGCAGACGTGGAAGACGTGGTCACGATCGTAGCAGGCTCCATCACGCCAGGCGTGTTCGGGGCCCGCACTACCGAGGCGGTCGCGCGGCTGACAGCTCACGAGTTCACCATGCAGGCCCGGGACGGGTCGGCTTCGGCCGGCTCTTCCGGGGTCGGCGGCGTGACGTCTCTCCGTACCGGGGACCTGGCGGTCTCCTACGGCTTCTCCTCCGCTTTCGCTTCGTCGTCCCATGAGGACGACTACTACCGCCAGAGCCGCCACGGCCTGGCCTACCTCCAGATCCGGGACAGCCGCTACCAGACCGGCGCTCGGATCCTGACATGAGGCTCTGACCATGGCCACCCCCCCCCGCATCATCGACCCCCGCATCGACGGCGCCCGCGCCATGCGCGCTCTCGTGCTCATGCTCGCCGACCAGAGCAAGCGCATCTACTGGCAGCCCATCGAGGGCGTGCCGACGCAGAGCGACGCGCTCGGCTACCCGACCATCTTCATCAGGACCGATCCGGGCGACGCAGGATCGTTCCTGTATCTGGACCCGGTCGGCGACGGCGCGGACATCATCCCCTCGGGCGGTTCGGGCTCCCAAGAGGTTATCGCCAACACCAGCGGTGGCGACTACGCGGCCGGGGATCTGGTGTACCTCCCGACCTGGGACGCGACCAACGGCATCCGCGAGGCCGTCCTGGCCGACAGCGACACCCCGGCCAAGCAGGCCACGCACGTCTGCATCGAGGCCATCGCCGACGGCGCTACCGGCACCGTGGCGGGCTCCTGGATCCAGCGCGACGTGGACACCAGCGGCTACAGCGCGGCGGACGTGCTCCTGTACCTGACCACCACGGCGACCACGACCAACACCACCAGCGAGACAATCCCGACGGCCAAGACCGACAACGGGCAAGAGGTCGCCATGGTGGCGATCAAGAGTGCCACCGTCGGCGTCATCGTCTGGTACCCGGGCGCCTCCCTGGTCAACAAGCACGGCAACGCCAGCCTTCAGGTTGACGCCCTGAGCGCGGACGCCACCGGGCGGGCAATCATCGAGGCCGGGTTCTTCAACGAGGCCACGGTGGTCGATCTGTTCGCCACCGACTCGTTCACCAATGCCGTGCTCATCCAGCTCATCGTGGACGGCGCGTTCCGAGCTGACGCCCCGACGCGGGCCCTGTTCGCGGACAAGGCCCTGACGGTGACCAAGCTGACCGGGACCGCGGCCGTGGCCAACGTGCCCGCCGCTGCCACCGCGACCCTGACCGGGATCGGCACCTACGCCCTGGACGACGGCGTCGGCGCGTTCGACCTCGACACCTTCGCAGGGCTCGACGACGGCGAGTGGGCGTGGCTCACCATCGGCGATATCGCCAACCCCGTCACCATCCGCGACAACGCGGTCGGCGCGGGCAACATCTACACCACGCGCGCCGCGTCGATCGTGCTTGCGGCCCTGGAAGACGTGGCCCTGGTCATCCGCGACGGCGCCAACTACAAGGTGCTGAGCGTCGTCAGCCAGGCGGGCATCGCCAGCGGCAGCACCGCGGAGACCATCAACGACCACGGCGCCATCACCCCAGCAGGCTCGAGTGACGCAGCGGGCGCCGAGACCATCGGAATGCTGCTCCCCATGGCCGTCTACGGCGCGTGGGCAGTGGACGGGGATGGCGCGCGGACCAACGGCGGCGGGCTGGTGGGTCAGATCGCCGCCCTGCAGGCCATGGGCGCCACCTACTGCAAGGTCTACGACCTGGGTACCACCACGTGGTCTGACGTCTCCCTGTCCTCGGCCCTGGCTGGCTGGACCGCCAACTACCAGCTCACCGCCGACGCAGCGAACGAAGAAGTAGGCGACCTGTTCGCCTTCGGCTTCGACGTTCCTGCCCCCGAGTTCGCCGTGGACCTCTCCCAGGCCGCGACGTGGGGCGGTGACGGCATGAAGTGGACCTATACCGATGGCGTTGGCTCTCGCGCAGATCTGACCGTCACGGGTGCGGGCGGCGAGGGCTACGACAACACCGACACCACGGCCCGCGACGGGCTGCGCTCCCTCCAGCAAAGCGGAGCCGTCACCGTCGAGCCTCCGTCTGACTTCACGGCCGACACCCTCGATGGCCAACTCGCTTATTGGTACGTCGGCGAGATCACCGCGCTGCAGGTCACCCAGACCCCGATCCTCAACGCCGTCCAGCACGACACGGTGACAGGCGAACAGGCCTGGCGAGTCCCGAACGACGGCAATTTGACAGCGCTGGTCGTGACCGACGAGGCCGGCGTGTTGCACACCACCCAGGACGTCGTCTTCCTGCTGTGGGACGCGATCAGCGGCGAGCACCGCAAGTTCACCTGGGCGCAGGACCGCCGCCGCGAGCGCATCACCTGCACTCCGTGGGCCCTGACCACCGCCGCCCGTCTGTTCCTCTACGTCATCCAAGAGGACGGCGCGGCCGAGCCGACCGTGAGCACCATCGAGGTCGAGTACAACGTCTCGACCACCAGCCACCAGCACGCCATGACCGCCGTGACCGTGACCCCGCCCGCCCACGCCGGCATGGGTCACACCCACCTCGTCTGATCCGAGAGGAGCCGATGTGTCCGGAGTCACCGATCGAGACATGGGGTACGACAGCCTGATGGCCGAGCTACGAGAGCTTGGCCAGGCTGGCAATCCTCGCGTCTACGTCGGCATCCTCCAGGACAAGGGCTCCGAGACGACCGAGGACGGCATCACCCTCGCCGGGTATGCCGCGGTCAACGAGTTCGGCAGCAGCGACGGCCACGTCCCAGAGCGCTCGTTCCTGCGCTCCACCGTGGCGGACAACAAGAACGCGTACGACAAGGAGATCGAGGAGTCCATCGCGGCCTTCATCGACGCGGCGATCAAGGTGGCTGGTGGCGGGAACAGGGTGCTCGAGTACAAGCTGGGGCGCCTCGGGCTGCTGGTGACTCGTGACGTCCAGAACAAGATCCGGGACCTCAAGGCGCCGCCCAACGCACCCTCGACCCTTGCCAGGAAGTACCCGGGGCAGAACCCGCTCATCCACACCGGCCGCATGCGCCAAAGCATCTCCCACAAGGTCGAGATGAAGGCCCGGGAGTCGGCAGCATGATCCTCGGTCTCGAGACCCTGAACCTCCGCCGCAACGCCGCCACCGTCTGGGCAGCGGGCCGAGGCACGTCCACGCCGACCGCCTCGACCTTCCAGGGCTCCTGGCAGCCTCTGTCCGGCCGAGAGATCGCCCTGCTTCCCGAGGGGGAGCGCGCGTCTGACTACGCCAAGGTCTACACCGAGACGGCCCTCAACACCTCGGATCAGCACACCAAGGTCTCCGCCGACCTCATCAGCAGGGACGGCAGCGCCTGGTTCAAGGTCCTGACCAGCGTTCCCTACTTCACCAACGCGCCGATCCCCCACTACAAGGCGCTGGCGAAGCGGGCCCAGGAGGCGGACGAATGACCGCCCCCCTCGAGACCCTGCGCCAAGCCGTGCTGACATGGGTGGCCGCCTACGCCAAGCCTGACGGCGTCGCCCTCGTGACCGCGGGCCTCGGAACCGCCGTCCAGGTCGTCTTCGCAGATCAGCCGCACGAACGCCCGGACCTGCCCTACCTGACGATCGACGTCACGTCCCCAGGGGCTGCCAACGGCCACGACGAGCAGATCGACGGACTGACCGGCGGGGGCGCCCCGACGAAGACCCCCAAGGGCCGCAGGACCGCCACCATCAGCATCCAGGGCTACGGCGAGGACACCGCCGAGTGGTTGGAGGAGCTCCGGCTCTCAATGACCCTCGCCGACGCCGTGGCCGACACGCTCGAGGCTGCTGGTTATCCCCGCTTCGGGTTCTTCACGGACGGCCCCCTGACCAACGTGGGCCAACTCCTCGACACCGAGAACGAGCATCGCTACGGCCTCGACGTCTTCGTCCACTACGCCGTCGCAGGCGCGGCCCGCACCCAGATCGAGCTGGCCACCATCGAGACCACGGTGACCCAGTCCTCCGACGCATACCCCGACCTCGAAACCACCATCACCGCAACCGTGTAGGTGACCCATGAGCCCGTACCTCGACCCCTCGACCCACGACGACCGCATCTCCATCACGGTCAACCTGGCCGTGCTCTCCACGGGCGGCGCCACCTTCCGGCCCCTGTTGGTCGGCAAGGACATCACCTTGGGCGCAGTCGTGTCCAAGGAGTATACCAGCGTCGTGACCGCTCAGGCGGACCTGGCCGCTGGCGAGATCAACGCCTGGACCCTGGCCGCCATCACCGAGATCTTCGGGCAGTCCCCGCGCCCCGCTTCTCTGCTGGTCGCGGAGTGGGACGACGCGGGTGGCGACACCATCGCCGACGCCCTCACCGCGGCTCTCGCGGACAACTCCGACTTCTACTGCATCTGCATCGAGGACCGCACCGCGGCCGACCACGTCGTCCTCTCCGGATGGATCGACACCCAGGAAGCCGCTGGTTCCAAGTTCGTGACGGTCATCCAGAGCGCCGACGCCGACTGGCTGACGACCGGCGGCGTGCCGGCCGGCTACTCCACCATCGACGACAAGGAGCGCGTCTTCGTCGTCTACCACGGCACGGACGCCGCCCCACGCGCCGAGGGGCTGGCCGGAAACCGTCTGGCTCGCAGCCCTGACGACAAGTCCGTCCCATGGAACAGCCCCGTGGCCGAGGTCTACAGCTTCACCGCTGACACGCCGACCCAGGCCCAGAAGGAATTCGCCCGCACCAACAACGGGAACACCCTGCTTCCCATGGGCACGATCTACGACGCCTACTGCGACCCGGGGCGCAACCTCAACAGCCGCGCATTCGACCAGATCATCACCGCCGATTGGTTCGAGACCCGGCTGAACGAGGGGCTCGCAGACCTGAACGCCACCCTCGCCGCCAACGGCGAGAAGCTGGGCGTGAACGCCGACGGCCAGAACCGCGTGGCGGGCACCATCGGCAAGGTCGCCTTGACCGGCGTGACCGCTGGCCACTTCGAGAAGGGCCAAGTCGTCATCACGCCCGAGACCATCACGGCCGCGGACAGGACTGCCCAGCAGCTCCGGTTCACCGTCGGCGCCCAGAACGTCGTCGGCGCCATCGCGATCGACGTCACCGTCAACCTTTCCACCACCGCCATCGTGTGAGCGTGACCCATGGCCGACACCACCCGCGCCTATGCCCCGAAGGCCGTCCAGGTCTTCCTCTCCCCCTACCGCATCCAGGGCTTTTCCGGTGACACCATCGTCACCGTCTCGCCGGTCACCGCCGACGATGAGCACGAGGTCTCCGTGGACGGCTCCGCGGTCGTGCTCAACGTCTCCAGCGACAACCGGCACATCGTCACCATGACGCTGCATCCGGAGTCCACCGGGTACAAGTACCTGGCCGAGATCCGCGCCGAGCAGCGGACCGAGGTGGAAGAGGGCGGCGCCTTGACGGCCCGTGCCTTCCGTCTCACCGACCCGAGCAACGGCGACACCTGGGAGAGCGACCACGCGATCATCATCTCCCGCCCTGACGTCAGCATGGGCTCTGGGCGCGACGGCGTCGAGTTCCGCGTGCTGCTCCCAGACCCGACCGTTTCCCTGGCGACCGCTCTGTAGCGGTAGCCTGACCACCGAGAGGACGCGCCATGTTCCATCAGTTCACACTCGAGGACGCCGACGGCAAGCAGCACAGCTACCGCGTGGCGGCTCACAACCCGACCGAAGGCTTCGGCGTCTGCTCCCGCATCGCCGCAGCGGTTATCGACCCCCTGGCCGGCACGGCGTTGTCCGTGCTCGTCAAGACCGTCCCTGCCGCCCTCAAGCGCGCAGCCAAGACCGATGGCAGCTTCGACCTCGAGTCCATCATGGACGATCCCGAGGTCATGGCCAACCTGGCCGGGCTGGACTTCACCAGCAGCGGGCCAGCGATGCGGCGTGCCATCGAGGCGATCGACCTGCCTCTGGTGCGCGACGTGCTGCGCCATGCCGAGCGCGACGGCAAGCCTCTGGCCCGGGACGTGGCATTCGACACCGCCTACCAGCGCAACTACGGCGAGCTCGTGGCCGCCGTGTGGAAGGTGGGGCAGTACAACCGTTTTTTCGGGCCGCTGGGTGGCTTCGGCGCCCTCGTCCGAGCAGCAACAACCAAGGCCAAGGCCGCTCTGTCACCCGACAGGCGGCCGCCGACGGAGTGAGCTGGTGGACCATGCGCCTTTCCGTGGACGGCTCCGGACGCGTTGACCCGGGGCGGATGCTTGCCGTCCGCCAGCTCGGGTTCGGCGACGTCTACGAAGCCCACGTAGCCCAGGACGCCATGGACGCGCTCCACAAGCTGGAGCGGGACAAGATCAAGCGCGAAGCCGCTGCCCGTCGGCAGCAGGGGCGCATGTAGATGGCGACCACGATCCGAGAGCTGCTGGTCGCCCTCGGGGTTGACGCCGACACGGCGGCGGTCTCCGAGTTCGACAGTGCCATCGGCGACGCCAAGAGCAGCATGGCGACAGCGGCGCAGGCCGCGGCTGTCCTTGCTGGCGGGATCGCGCTGGTTGCAGGGTCCATTGCAGCCGTGGTCAACGCCGTAGCGGTGTCTGGAGACGAGGCGGCCAAGGCGTCCAAGCGCGTTGGCGTCACCACGGCAGAGTTCCAAGAGCTCTCGTTCGCTGCTGACAGGTCCGGGGCGTCGATCCAGGACGTCGAGACGTCGCTGCGCCGCCTGGCCGTCGGCACGGACGAGCTGGCCACCACCGGAGGGACGGCCGCGGACGCTCTGACCCGCCTGTTCGGCGATGAAGACAGCGCGAAGGAGGCTTCGTCGCTTGGGCAGCTGGGCTTCCTGGAGGCCATCGCAGAAGAGATGAAGGGCCTCGAGGACGAGACCACCAAGATGGCTCTCGCCAACGACATTTTCGGCAAGGGCGGGGCCAAGCTTCTGCCGCTGCTGAACGAGGGCGGAGATGCCCTGCGGGCCTACCGTCAGGAGGCGCACGACCTCGGCCTGGTGCTCTCGGTGGAGGGCGCAGCGGCGTCAGAGGAGTTCGTGGACGGACTCACCAACGCCAAGGCATTCTTGGTCGGCCTCCGCAACACGATCGGAGAGGGCCTGCTTCCGGTCTTCAACGACATGCTCGGCAGGTTCTCCGACTGGGCGAAGGCCAACGGCGATATCATCCGCCAGCGGATGGAGAAGTGGGCCAAGAAGATCGAGGGCGGCATCATCGCCATCCGCGACGCCCTTGTCGCCCTCGAGGAGCGGATCGACGTCATCGCCACCGTCGGCTTCCTGTTCGAGGCTGCAGCGGTCGCGGCCGCTGCGTTGGCTACCGCGCTGTCCGCTGTGGTCGCCTACAAGACCACGTCGGCGATCCTGTCCATGATCAAGGCGTTCAAGTCGTTGGCCGCCATCGTCGGCGTGTCCGGGGCCGCGTTGGGCGGTTGGGTTGCGGCTGTGGCCGCGGTGATTGGCGTCATCGTGCTGCTCGCGCTTGCCTACCAGGATCTCGTGGTGCTGTGGCAGGGTGGTTCCAGCGCGATCGGTGAGTTCATCGAGAAGCACGAGGGCGCGGCCGGAATCATGGGAGCTCTCGTTCGTGAGGGCCAGGCGACCCTGGAAATGCTGCAGGCCATGATCGATCTGCTCGACGCTGTCGTCATCGCTTTCGACGGCGCGTGGTCGGCCGCGCAGGAGTTCCTGTCCGCCTTTGGGGTCGTCCTGCCGGAAGTCGGAGAGTTGATCGAGCGGTATCTAACGAGCGAGCTTGACCGCCTGACGGGGATGATTGGTGCCGTTACGGACGCCATCCAAGGCCTCACCGGGTTCGTATCTGGCGGGACCTACGAGCCGTCAGTGGCGCCAATGTCCGGGGCAAGCACAGCGATCAGCAACGCCGCGGTTAGCAACCAAGTCTCCGTCACCGTCAACGGACAAGCCGACGCCGACGATATCGCCAGGCAGATCGAGGACGCCCTGGCACGTAGCAACCGCGACGCCGTGGCAGCCCTGGCCGGAGCGGAGGTCTAATGGCAACCGCGCCCCTCGTCGTGACCCGCTCCGACGGCGTGTCCTGGAGTTTCGACGCGGTCACCAGGTACGCGCGCGACTTGCGGGCGCGTACCACGGATCACCCCGTCGAACTCGGGACCTCCATCTCCGACACCGTGATCAGGGAGCCCGGGCGAGATACCCCCTTGGCCACCGTGACCCGCTCTCCGCTCGAGGGCAGGACCTACGACCAGCCGACCGGCAAGGAGCGCGAGGACGCCGCTGTCGAGTTCCTGGAGGGCTGCTGGGGCCTGTCGCTGACCCTGGCCTATCCCGAGGAGGAGATCGACAGCTACGTGCTGGTCTCCATGTCCCACGAGAGGGGCGCCTACCGCTCGCTCCGCTTCTCGCTGGCATTCCGCGAGGTGGTGGTGGTCGAGGCGCAAACCGTCACGATCCCAGTCACCCAGGCCGCCGAGACGGCCGCCGACGGGCTGGCGTCCGAGGTGGATGCAGGCGAGCAGAGCGGGGCCACCCCGGACATGAGCGAGGCCGAGGAAGAGGCCGCGTCGTCGTGGCTGTACCAGCTGATCTACGGCAGCGAGCAAGAGGAGGCTTCCTGATGCCCCGTGAGCTCCCGTCGTTCGTCAGTCAGCCGTCTACGATCTTCACCCACACCATGGACGACACGCGCTACCGCGTCCGCCTGACCTGGCGAGCCCGTCAGCAGGCCTGGTACATGGACATCTACACGCAGGACATGACCCCGATCGCCAAGGGTCGCCGCCTATCCGGGCGCTCCGACCCACTCGTCGGCGTGCTGCAGGCCAGCCAGCCGCCCGGGGCGTTCCTGGTCTTCGGCGACCTGCGCCAGCGCGAGGAGTTGGGCACCGAAGACGGACGGCTCCTGTACTACTCCGAGAGCGAGATCCCGGACGAGGACTCCGACGATCTCGGGCTGCGGGTGACGACGTGACCCAGTTCGGCCGACTCGTGACCGTCCAGCTTGGCACCGAGGGTGACACGGGCCGGGAACTGTCCGCCCTGCGCGTCAAGTTCGACGTCCAGATGAACGACGGCTCGAGCCCGAACAGCGCCAAGATCGAGATCACGGGCGCCGCTTCGGACACCATCGCCCTGATGCAAGAGGACGGGGCCGTCATCCGGCTCCTGGTCGGCTACTCGAGCGAGGGCGTGGCGCGGCTCATCTTCCACGGGGAGCCCATCCCCGACGGCGTCAGCGAGCGCAGAGAGTCCACTGACCGCGTGCTGGTGGTCGAGGCCCAGGACGGCCGGAGCGCCTACACGGGCACATACCTGGACGTGGGCTACTCCGCCGAGCAGACCGCGGCGCAGGTCTTCCAGGTTGTCGCCGACGAACTCGGGCTGCCGCTGGGCACCTACGACGTCGGAGAGGACGAGCGATTCCCCTACGGTCGCGCCCTGTCCGGGACCGCGCGGGGGATCCTGGACGATCTCTGCGGCATGACCGGGCGCCAGTGGACGATCCGGGACGGCACGCTCCAGATCTGGGCGTCCGGGACCACCACGGGCGAGGAGGCGATCCTGTTCACGCCTACCACCGGCATGATCGGCAGCCCCACGAGGACTGATTCGGGCGTGGAGATCCGAGCCCTGATCGACCCCTCCATGCGCCCCGGGCGGGCGTTCCGCGTGACCTCCGAGAGCGTGTCCGGGGACTACCGCTGCACCGAATGCCGATTCCGGGGCGACTCCCGGGGCTCGGAGTTCTACGTGGAAGCCGTGGGGGCGACGCTATGAGCCGCAACACCACGCAGGCCCAGGTGCAAGACCAGGCCGCCAAGGCTGCCCGTGGCGCCGTCAGGGTCGCCGCTCCGGCGTGGGTGCTGTCCTACGACCGCGCCACGCAGACGGCCACCATCCAGATCGCGACCGCCTACCGTGTCCAGAACGACGACGGCGAGACGGTCGCCAGGGCTCGGCCGCCGGTCTCCAACGTCCCCGTTCAGTTCGCCGGCTCCGTGACCTGGGACCTCGAGGATGGCGAGTGGGGCCTGGCTCTGATCTGCGACCGCTCGATCGACGAGTGGAAGGCGACGGCAAGCCAGGCGACCGAGCCCCGCGACCCACGACGATTCGACATCACCGATGCCGTGTTCTTGGCCGGCGTGCAGGCCCCTGCATCCCCTCTGCCGTCCGCGGCCTACGCCAGCGGCGCCGTGGTGCTCTACGACCGCGGGACCGGTGACGTGCGGCTTGGGAGCTCATCCGCGTCCGACAAGGTAGCCCTCGACTCGCTGGTTAGGTCAGAGATCAATGCACTCTGGACCGCGATCTCGACCCACATACACCCAGGGGTGGTAGTTGGGCCTCTCTCCACCGGCGTCAGCACCACGACAGGGTCCGCCGGAAACGTCGGCTCGTCTGTCGTGAAGGCGGACACATGAGACTCGACACCTACCTTGACGGCCTGGACTTCCCCGATCGGCGCAGGCTGGTCTCCGGCATCGACCTGGTGGCCCAGCGGATCCGCGTCAGGCTCGCAACCCACAAGGGCGAGGTCCTGCGAGACGTGTCTATCGGCATGCCCTGGGTGGCGGTCCTGTCGTCCAAGCCCGTGCCGCTCGCCACCGTGCGATCCCACGCGCGAAAGCAGATCTCCGCGGTCAAGGGCGTCGTCTCCGTGTCCAACGTGCAAGCGACCGCGTCAGGGGGTACGATCTCCGTGTCCGCCGACGTCTCGACAGACGAGGGATCCGTGAGCATCTCCGCAACCATCCAGGACCACGACGCCAGATCGATGAGTTTCACCGCCAACTTCTGGGGCCGGGCCAGCTCGGTGCTGGCATGAGGAGGCTGACGTGAGCACCTACGGATTCGACTCCTCCGGCTACGTGGCCCCCCGGGCGGCAGACGAAGCGGAATTGATGCGGGACGGCGTGGACGCCGCCCTGCTCGACGCAGGCTACGCCGCCGTGGACTGGGATAGCGATCTGGTGCTGTCCATCCTGGTGGACGTGCTCGCCGACCGGCTCGGGAGCGTCTCGGAGATGACGCAGTCGATCCACGACTCCATGTCCCCCAACAACGCCACCGGGGTCCACCTGGATGATATCGGCGCGATCCGCGGCGTGGAGCGGGACCCCGCCACGCCCTCGACATGCACCGTCATCATCACCGGGACGACGGGGACGATCATCGTCACCGGCAAGCTGGTGCGCGGGGGCGGAGAGGACGACACAGCGCAGTGGGCGCTGACGGAAGACGTCACGATCCCCCTGGCCGGCACCACCACCACCGTCGTTCAGTGCACGGAGGACGGCCCAACGGCCGCTGTCATCGGCGAGATCGACGAGATCGTCACCCCGGTGTCAGGCTGGACGGCCGTCTACAACGCGGCGGCGGCGACGCTCGGCACCAACCTGGAGAGCGACAACGCCTACAGGCTCCGTCAGGCGTCCTCGCTGGCCAATCGCGGCTCTGGCACCCTGGCCGCGGTACAAGCACGCGTCCTCGCTCTGGACTACGTCCAGGGTGCCTTCTGCGTCTCCAACCGGACCGCGTCCGCCGCGGTCGTCTCCGGGCTCACCCTCCAGCCTCACTCCATCGCGGTCTGCGTCTACCCCTCCACGCTCACCACGGCACAAGAGGAAGAGTTGGCAGAGTTGCTCTACCGTCATCTCGACCCGGGTATCTACCTGAACGGCTCGACGACTGCGACGGTGACCCGCTCCGACGGCTACCAGGAGACCGTGCGCTGGTACTACGCGACCAGCCTGACCGTCAACGTGATCGCCACGGTCGTTCCCGATACCGGCTACGTGCTGGGCGACGTGAGCGACGACGTGGACACCGCGATCACCGATTGGTTCACCGACAACGCGGCGGGCGGGGTCGCCATCGACGATCTCGATCTGGAGGTCGCCATCGCCGACGACGTGGCTGGCGTGCGCCGTGTCACCGTGACTCTCAACGGCGACGCCTTCGTGCAGCCGATCGCTACCGAGTGGCCTGATCTCGGGACCGTGACGGTGACCACGTGAGCATCACCCCGTCCCTCGCTGTCGGCTACATCCCGAACCACGCGGAGATCGCGCTTGGTAGGATGCCTACTGCCCTGCAGGCTCAGCCCAGGACGTCGCGGATTGTCCAGGGCCTGGCCGCAGGGGTCCAAGACCTCGAAGACGTGGCCTTCTCGCTGCTGGACGGGATGACCCTGCACGCCGCGAAGGGCGTCCACCTGCGCGTCTGGGCGGACCTGGTCGGCCAGCCATACGACGGCCTGAACGACCAGCAGCTGCGGCGCTTCGTTCGCGCCCGCATGCGCGTGCTCCGCCTGTACCGACACGGGAGCGACAACCCGATCGACGCCCTGATCGATATCGCCAAGGACATCACGCAGGCCACGTCGGCCCGCTACTTCGGCCTCTACCCCGCGGGTCTCAACATCTCGATCTTCCGCGAGTCCTGGCTCTCCGACGAGGAGGCCAACGCTACGGTCCGCCTGATCGCCGAGGCCATCCCCGCGGGCGTGTCCTGGTGCCTCACCGAGGCCCTGCCCGGGTACGCCGGCTCGGGAACGACCTGGGGCACGACCATCCTCTCCCGGAGGCTCTACCCATGAGCGCCATTGACAGCCCATTTGACTGGGGAGCCGCAGCGACCGCGACCGGCGAGCCGCACGCCCCGGCCAGGCCCACGGATTCGCAGATCGCCCAGGGGTACCCGTCCGGTCAGCCCGTCCCAGCCGAGGAGTTCAACTGGCTGGCGTACATGATCGGCCAAGGTTTGCTTCCGCGGTTCGAGACCCTCGAGGAAGCCGTCGAGGGCATGAGCGACAGCGCAGGGGCCGCCATCGAGCAGGCCTGCCTGGTGGATGAGCACGACATGGACCAGGCGCCGGGGACGGCGCACACCACCACCGACACCAGCGACGACGTGGACAGCGTAGCGGTGACCGCCAAGTCGATCATCCTCATGCACGACGGCGCAGGGACCATCGTGAGTCGCGAGCGGGACACCACCACTGCGGTCGCCACCTACACCAAGACCAACGCCGGCAACAACTTCAAGGTCTGCAGCAATGGCGAGTACGTGGCCCTGGCATATGGTGCGTTCGTCGAGCTGTTCGACCACGATACCGGCGTGAGCCAGTGGGTACACAACAACGTCTCGACGGTCAACGATATCTGCATGGACGGCACGCACGTCTACGTCGCGGGGCAGCTTGCCGCGAACCAGGTCAAAGCCCTGACCATCGCAGCCGGAGCCCTGACGTGGTCCTACGACCACAACGCGAACCTATTCAGCATCGCCACCAACGGCCGTCAGGTCTTCGTAGCTGGCACTGCCTCCGGGCATGGCTCGGCCGCTACCATGCGAGCCCTGGACGCCGCCACGGGCAACGACGCCGCCAACGAGGGAGGCACGGCTCTGGACACGACAGGCGCCGCCTGGGACCTCGCCCCGAATGCCATCGCCGCCAACGAGCGGCTCGCCTGCGACGGTCGATACCTCTACGCGATCGACTCCGGCGCCGCTGCCCACCTGACCGTGAGGGGCTGTGCGGATGGCGTGACGCTCACCTCCCGCAACATCGCGGGGCTCGCCAACGAGCACAGCATCGCGGTCGATCAGGATCTGGTCCTCGTCGCCTACGATGCCGCGGGCGTCAACATCGTCGGCGCGTTCAACAAGTCGGATCTGTCGATGACCTGGAACTGGCAGCCAGCAGCAGGCGCGATCAACTCCGTGGCCACCGACGGAACCGCCGTCTTCACTGGCTACGACACGGGCGGCGGGTCCTCCATCGCTCGCATCTACCGGGGCAACAGGCCGGGAGTCTGGCGCCGCGTTGATCCGGGCGACGACTACCTGCCCATGCGTCAGCTCATCGTACCAGGCCAATAGGAGGATCCCATGAGCACAGGACACCAGGGACAGGTAGCAGGGAAAGATCCGGACACCGAGATCCGCTATGCCTACGACGAGACGCTGGAGATGGTGATGGACGTGTCTCCGCTCATGGGGGGATGGGCCCCGTCTAACGACTCGATCGCCTACGCAGCGGGGCCTCCTGACTACGTGACCGGAGCCACCGGCGGCGGCGCCACCATGACCGCCAGATACCCGCTGCGATTCGAGCAGAACAACACGGACGATCCTGCCGCGGGGACCGTCTTTACCCTCACTGGAATCCGTATCGACTACTACCGCGATGCCCTTTCGTCGTGCGATATTATCATCAACGAGTTGGCAGAGGACGGATCCGCCAGCGCGAACGCGCTCGAACAGTACGGCGCCCCGCAGTTCGGTGTGACCACGCCAGCATGGACCACCTATACCGATACGTTTTCTCACGCGATCGACGTGAAAAACAAGGGCTATTTTCTTGTCATGAGCCTTACCCCCAACGGGGCGGCGACAGCAAGGTTCGGCACCATTCGCCTGACCTACACCAAGACCGCCGTGGAGTGACCACATGACCACCGCCGGATTCCAGCTCGCCAACACCCTCGCCGTCCTCTTCGCCGGCCGCAACCCGCAGTGGGAGGAGCAGACCAGCTACACGGGAGCGCCAGCCACAGCTGCTGCAGGGGTCGCTCTGCAGTCGTCCGTGGTCGCGCTCCTGGTGGCGGCTCTCCGCTCCGAGGTCCACCGCAGGATCGCGGATGTGACCATGACCGTGCTCGACGTGGCTGCCACCTACACGGTCACCATCAACGGCAACGCCATCAACCACGCGACGCCCGCCAACGAGGACGCGCTGTTGATCGGGCTCCGCAACGCCGTCACAGCAGACGCTGTCGTCGGTGGTGCCGCGGGCGCGAACCAGATCGTGGAGGCCCGGTGCCTCGACTCCGCAGGAGCCGTCACCGCGGGCGCGGGGGCGGGTGGCAACCCGGCCGAGACGCTCCAGATCCTCGGCACCGTGAACGCAGACTGGACGATCGATATCGGCGCCACCGGGGCCGGTGCGCTTGCCTGCGTGGCGGATGCCAAGACCGCGACCCTGCTCCTCTACGAATACCCGGACACTACCAGCACCCTGAACAGCACGGTGGACCCACCTGAGGTCTGGACCCAGATCAACGGCGGCACCGTGAGCCTGGACTATCGCGGGGCCACCGAACGGGTCGAAACCGGAGGCCTGGCGCGGATCTGCGCCGAGTTGGCCAGCGTCGCAGGAGCGGGCGACGGCGCCACGGTCACCCACCGAGCACACGGGGTCTGGTTCGGGCCCTGCGTGGACGAGGAATAGACCATGTCCCGCAGCATCTTCCCCGGGGCTCTCGTTTCCGGCGCCATCGCGGACCACGTCGCGGAGTCAGACCCGCATGCGCCCTACCTGATGGAGGACGGCACGAAGCCCCTGACCGGCAACCTGACCGTGTCCGCTGGCGTCACCATCGACGGCCGGGACGTGGGCGCGGACGGGGCGCTGCTGGTCGCCCACCTGGCCGATCCGCTTGGCGCTCACCCGCAGTACCAGCCTGATGCCCTGTTCGGGGACGGCGCCAGCGGCAACGGGACGATCGTTGGAACCGTGACCCTGACCAAGGCGATGTTCTACGACGATCTGACCGTGCCCGCCGGGACCGTCATCGAGACGGCAGGTTTTCCGATCTACGTGCGCGGCACCCTCACCATCGAGGCTACCGGCGAGATCCGCATGAACGGCGCCGATGCCGCTGCTGGCGTCGGCGGGGCTGCCATCCCGGCATCCGGAGTGCTCGGCGCCCAGAGCGGCGCAGGGGCGAACGGCCGCGCCACCGTTGGCGTCGGCGCCGCAGGCAACGCCCCGCCGGCAAACCAGATGCACCCGGGCGGCGCGGGCTCTGCAGGCGGCGGCGGCGCGGCTGGCGGCCAGGCTGGCGGCGGCGGCGGCGCGTCCACCGACTTCCCGGCCACCTTCGGCGAACTCCGAACCCCGGGGCACTTCTCCTACGGTTTCCCGGCTGC